ACTGCCAGAACAAAGTTAACTACAAACATCAACTCTACCCATCTTGCATGGACCGGGCACGAACGGAAAGACCCCCGGTCACCGTTGACGAGGTTCTAGCCATTGCCAAACGGCACAACTACACGACGCTGCTTCTAAAGCTCAGAAAAGAAGGGTTTAGCCAGCAAGAGGCTTTACGGCGTGCAGACCTAATAATGCCAGATTCGAAATAGGAAACCCATGACCAAACCCACCACGAAACCCATCCCCCGCACTCACAAACCCTCCACCAAACTAAAGATAGCCGCTAGTTTGCGGGGAAAGAAAAAGACCGCGATAACTAAGGGCCGCATGAGCGAGGCGCGGTTCCGTTACCTAGCGCGGAAAGCCGCGGCAGCGGAATAGGCTTATGGCTAAAGCGGCGTTTAACGCTAGGAATAAGCCCGCAAATAGGCCGGACGACGGCCTACGCCCCTTAATCATGGAGAACCTAACCACCATCAGTGGTTCGGTTCCCCATTGGGTCCCCATCGAGTCCGCCCTAACCGGCACAGGCATCGCCGACCTTTACGGCCGGTGGCGGGGTCGCGCCATCTGGTGCGAGTGCAAGGCCACCTCGGGGTGGGCACTGAGCACGCTCACCGAGTTCCAAGTGGGGTTCGCGCTGACCGAGATAAGGGCCGGGGGCCAGTGCATGGTAGCCACGCGGCGCCGCTCTAACGGGGGGCCGCGGTCGCCGGCTGTGGATGAGTTGTGGCTGCACGATGGGGCAGGAGCGGCAGCGCTGCGGTCCGGGGGGTTAAAGAATTACCCCCCGGTTCACGTGAGTGCCGGGGGGCCACAGGCTTGGGATTGGGAGGCGTTTGGTGTAGCGTTGTTCAGCTAGTGTCAAGGTAAAGTCTAACGGCAGTTCTAATGGAGGGGTGGACAGGGTGGCCAACTCCAGCTGCCTCAAGCACTCTCCACAACTCTTCCCTCACTAGGTAGTCTAACCAGGGGTCCACCGTTCCCCCGTAGGTCAACAGCATAACTGTCCTTTTGGTGTATTCCCGACTCAGGTATAACCTCCGGGCCAGCTCTGTCCACACGTCCCTCACGCTAGCCTCCTCATCGTTCAAGTGCTTGCCACGCCCCCGGTGACGACGCAACAATCCACCCCCGCTCGACGCAGACCTTTTCTAGCGCCTCGCGGCTAGGTTTATCCTCCAATTTTCTAGAGGCTCGCCCGTCGTCCCAAGCCCTAGCCGCTATCTCGCTAGGTCGGTGCGGGTTTCGCGCGCGGGCGGGGCTCGCGGCCCCGTCGCGGTACGCGGGCAAGGCGGTGAAGGAGATCATTCCTCTCCCCCGGCCAGGTACACCACAAGGGCGATCCTCACCACGAGCGCGATGAGGATTAGTACCTCCACACTCATTGTCCACCCCCGGCCACCGTCACCAACGCGCTCATCTGCACCCAAGCGTCGTAGACGGGGGTGGGCAGCCTTTCCCGTTGGTCGGCCATCGCAAGAGCACGGCAGCGGATGACTAGCTCATTCATCGGGGCGCGGCGCCAGTCGGTGACTAGGGCGTTAAGGTCGGCGTTAAGGTCGGCGTTAAGGTCGGCGTTAAGGTCGGCGTTGGCACAGCTGTACGTGGCCGCTGGACTGCCTGTGATGTCACCCCCGGCAGCAATGCTGCCGCGGTCGGCGCTGATATTCTTTCTCATAACACCACCCTCAACAACACCGCCACAAGGTAGATCACGGCTACGACAGCCCCGAAGACCAGCGCAATCGCGCTCTCCACGAGCAGCGTGCGCCAGAGCGGGACCGGGGGGTTAAGCTGAATGGTCTGCAGGCTTAGCACGCGGCCGGTTAGGCCGCAGCGGCGGATGATTTGCATGGTGTCACACATTTGGTTGCCCCTCCTGAGGGCGGTAGTAGTGCACTGCACAGAACAGCGTTACCTTAAGCGTTTATTCGTCCATAAGCACGTCGGCGGTAGACGTGCTGTGATCGTTTATGGCGTCTTTGATGGCATCAGCCATGTCGTAGGCTTCCATCTCGGTTACAGCATGTAATGTGGTGTTTCCAAACACCACATCATACACAAACCCATCATCCAACGAGACTTTTTTGATCCAGATGATGTGGTCTGGCGCATCGTCTTGTGTACCCATCGCTAGGTCCTCCTGAGACCGTCGTTTCCGTTTCCGATAGTCAGACCTTAGCCTAATAGGTTCGAAAGGTCAAGAACTATTTTGACCTTCCGTCAACTTTTTTTCACCCCGCCCCTATTTTACCGCCCGCAGCTTCGCCCAAGCCGCCCGGCAGCACGCCACCTGGTGCCGCGCGTCGTCTAGCGCGCAGTGGTACGTACCATTACGCACTAGACTGCGTGGATCAAAATCAGCGAGGTCGTAGAGCGTCCGCGTGTCGCGCACCGCGTAGTATTTCCAAGGTACCCCCCGGTTAACGGCCCGTGCTGCCGCTTCCCAGAGCACCACGTCGAAGTTGGCGCCTTGGCACCAGATCGACCGGGGGTTGATCTTACTCATCCATTTAGCGAAGTTGTCTACAACTTCGTTAATTGGACGTTTGTCCACCTCCAGCGCCGCCAGAGCCTCGGGGGCTTGCTGCTTCCACCAGGCGTGGGTACCCTGCTCGATATGCAGCCGCGCGTACAATGAGCTGTGGGTGTCGATGTTGGCGGAGAAGCATTGTTCGATGTGGGTGCTGTCCTCGTTCAGCTCGAAGCTGACAGCCCCGATGCTGCGGATGGCGCAGCCGGGGGTGGTGCCGAATGTTTCCAGGTCGAGCATTACGTCAACCATTTACCGTGATCTCCTGGTTCACCGGCACCGTGCCGTAGTAGATCGGAGAGCCTGGCGCGGACGCTGTTGCGTAACCTACAAGGTAGCCGGCGTGGAATGCCGTTGCAACATTATCGGGCCAATTGTTACCATGCCCCCAATTTCTGAAAGCTTCGTTGATGTCTTCCACTCTCATTTCACCTCACTCCACCTATGCTTCGCATCGCCCCAATTTCTCCCAAACTCCGCCTTCACGTTGATCGGCACCGTCAACTTGACGCAAGTGCTCATGATCTCCGCTAACCGCAACCCGGCTGCCTCTGTCTCCACGCTCGCGTCTAGCTCATCGTGCACCTGCAGCAATGGTACTATACCCTCTCGCCAGGCCATCACCATGGCCATTTTGGTTTGCCGTGCCGCGGAGCCTTGTATAAGTCCGTTTCCAGCCTTGCGCGTAAACGCACGACGAAGGGCACCCCGCCAGGGGTGCTCTTTGTCGTTCACCCTAGCCAAACCCTCATCCCGCGTACAAGGCGCCACCCCCCGCCCCTTCGGGTGAGCCGCCAGGTACTCCTGCTCCTTCACCCAATCCCGGTAGCGCGGTTCCCAACTCTCATAGTGCAGCCGCGCGCCGTCGATGAGCCGCACATAGCCGCGGCGCGCGGCCGCGCTCTCCGCGGCCTCTGCCAGCGCCTTGACGAAGGGCAGCTCTTTGTCGTAGTTGTCGTAAATCGCCTGTGCCTCTTGCAACGAGAGATTGATCATCTCCGCGAACTTGGGCACCCCGGCCCCGAACGCCTTGCCGAAGTTGGCGTCCTTGGCCGGCTTGCGCAGCTTCTTGAACTCGGGTGACTTCTTGTCCATCCCCGAGAAATCCACGCGGGGGTTCGTCATCTCGCAAACCATATCGTGAAAGTCGGTGTCTGGGTCGTTGCGATAGCGGTCGCCCGCCTCTTTAGCCTTGGGCAGCCCCAGCACTTCCGCGAAGTTGACGATCATGCGGTACTCTTGCTGCGGGTAATCGCAAGCACACCACCGCTCGCCCTCCTCGGGTTCGAAACACCCCCGGATGCGCTCCATGAGGTCTTCGTCGCGCTTAGGCTCTTGCTGCAGCGCGGGGTCCGAGTAGCTAAAGCGGTGAGTCTTTGTCCCCAGCCCGTCTTCGCTCTTGTACTGGTTGATGCATGCGTGAATGCGCCCCCGGTGGGCATAGGCCAGTATGTGGCCCTCCAGGAAGTCCTTGGAAGCTTTGTGTAGCTTTTCGGCTTTAACCACCATCTGGGGCAACCAGTGGTCGTGTTTATGCATCCAGCCCGTAGCCCCGGCCGTGAACGAGGCCTGACCGTTCGGGTAGTTCCGCGTCGCCGCCGTACGGGGGTATTTGATACCTTGTCCGTCGAACATCTCTTCCTTCCACCGGGTACGCCCGATGTCTTCCATGCCTACGTGGCACCCTAGTCGGTGGCCTAGATCAGATAGCACCGTATCACGGTGCTTCCGCAGCTCCTCCGCCTCGCGAGCCGCGCGGTCCACATTAACTTTTACCCCCCGCCAGCGCATTTCGTGCACGAGTGGAACCAAGTCCATCTCCAGCCGGTAGGCGTCGGCCAGGCCGCGACGTTCCATGTCAGAACGGTGTAGCCAGTTGGACGCCGAAGTGCGAGCTTCGGTGTCTAACTTTTCTATTTCAACGTTCTGCTCCTCCCACAGCCCGAACGTAGACGTGGCGTCCGCTGCCGCGTAGGGCGCCACGTAGCGCGCCGGTAGGCGCCACAGGTTAGCCTTCCAGGTGTCCCCGCGGGCAGGGTAGCCGTAAACGGAAAGGGCCTCCTTAAGCCCGCTATCGTCTTTGCCGGGCAGCCCCCGGTCGCGGCACAAAGAATCAAGTTTATAGTCCAAACGGTTTTCATCAAGGATGACAGCTTGGCACTGGGTGTCCTCTACGGTATAGCCACCGGGGGCCAGCCCGTACTCTGCCCTAATCCAACCCACATCATAGTGGGCGTTGTGAAAAAGAAATCTGCAGCCGGCTTTCGCGTGGTCGCGGAGCCACGCACCGAGTTGTTCCTTTGAGAAACCAAAGCTATCTGGGTGGCGGGAAGGCAGGTAGAACCCGTCGTGCCGCGACCATGCCACCGACACGCCGCAAACGTGACCCCCCCGCATAGGCCAAGCCGGCCCCCGGTTAACGGCTAACCCGTCGTCCCTTGTCTCTAGGTCGATCCCCAGCACGGGGTAGGCGCGGAGGTCGGGCAGCTCTGCCGGGGGGGACCAGTCCGTTGTGGGGGTGAACATGGGGAGCTGTTCACCGCCACGGTGGGGGGATTTGTGGGCTTTAGCCATCTCTATTTGACAACGATGTGGTTCAAAACCCATGTGCGGACGCGCAAGAACCGTTGTTCGGGGGTTTCTCGAACATGGACCACCTCATCGTTCTCGTACACGATTTCCCGCACCAACGCTGGAGCTACCCCAAACGCTTGTGCCACAGCCTCTGGTGCCTCCGGGTCGAGCGTTGTCATGTCAACCCCCCGAGCTTTGCCGATGGCTCCAAGGGCACAGACTTCGCCATCGCTATCTTGGAGGTCGTTGGCAATTAAGCGCCCCCCGGCCACGGCATCCAGCGCGGCAAGCAACTCCTGAAGGAATGCTTGCCCCCGCTTGCCTCTAACTGCCTTTTTGACGGCCCCGCGCCACATGATAGTCTGCCACCCGTCACCGTCGTCGATGTAGTGTGATCTGCTCATTTTACCCTCCTGGCCCACACAGATCGTACTCTACCGTGAAGGTCCATTTCTGGACGTTCAAGGATGAGCCACACACCACTGTAATTATCGAGATTGATGGGGTAGTTAAAGTTGCCAGCCCTTTCGATGTCAGAACTTGTCAGCCATACTTTATTCATCTCACCCTCGCGAACCTCATTTGCTCGCCCACCGAGCTCAGGAACATCGCCAGCGGCCGCGCCCAAAACTCAGCAGAGGCGCTGGTGAGACGGTAGATCACGAACTGCTCTTCCGTCTCGGTGTGCTTGGCGACCGCTACGATGAAGTAGAAGCCACCCTTGTAGTGGCGCCAGACTTGGCCCGGCGCCACGGTGCGGTCGGTCACTTATGTTTCCTTCCCCCAACACTCCTGAAAGTCTGGGTGCATCACCCACTTCTCGCCACTCCAGGCGTACAGCCCCTGGTACTGCGGCTGGGTTTCCTCGTACTCCTTGTTGTTTAGCTCCACGGCTAGACGGGGTAGGTGGTCCAACTTTTCTCGCGGTTCAGATATGCGGTTCACGATGTAGTGCGGTATTTTTCTGTGGTCGAACGTTGTTAGGTAGGTCACCCCCGCCGCGATGTAACCGGCCGGCAGTAGACCGTCTTCGATGCGCTGCACCACAGGGGGCCGGGACGGGGGTGTCGCGCCCCCGCGCACCTTATCGGTGCGGTCCAGAACCTCGGCCCATGCGGAGGGTCGGTCATTCATTTCCGCTTTCAAGTCAGCTAGTGTCTTTAGCCTTGGCTGGGGGGTCGGCATAACCGGGGGCGGGTCCGCTTTCCAGCTCATGCCATTGTCACTAGACCTGGAAATTGACGGTCCATAAGCTACCACCCCCCGGCTAACCATCTCCGCCTCGATGAGCAGCAGATAGCGGCGGAGGTCGCGAATCTCTGCCAGCGCGCACCCGTCACGCCCGCTCGGGTCCGCCGCGATCGCGGCGAAGATGTCGTATTTGAACTCATCCGTGGACAGCATAACCTCCAGCCGGTCCCACTTTCGTGCGGCCATCATAGCGGCGCCAACGCCACCACGCTTCTTCCAGCTGCCGCGGTACGTGGCTTCCTTCTCGTTTAAGTGGGCAACGTCCGCCGCCGAAACGGCACCCAGGTAGTCCATGTGACCCATATCGTAGGCGCCCATCACTCGACTCCTTCTGGTACATACGGGTCCCAACCTTCTGATACATACGGGTCCCAATCCGTCCCCTCCGAGGCCACCCCCTGCTCCACCTTCGCCGCATGCCTCCGGTCCCACTCTTCCTGCGGCACCGCACGGCAACGGTCGAACTCGCGGCGACCCTCGTGAGCTGCATCGAGGCCCACGCACTCCGCGAAGCACTCCAGCAGGTTCTGGACCTGCCCAACCTCTTGCGCCATCTTGCCGGGGGGTCTGCTAAACACCCGCTCGATGAGCCGTTGCGCGGTCTGCCGGGTCACCCCGGCACATTGCGCCAGTTCCACCGCCTCCTCCAACAGGCGCGTTGCCCGCTCCACGTGCCCGGGGGCGACGCTGCCGAACGTCTTGTAGCACCAGTCCAGCATTTGCCGGGGGCGTGTGACCAGGGGGTTGTTGCCTAGGTGCCACATCATCTCGTCAAGTCCCGCAAACGACAGCACCTCGGGGTGGTGGCAAAAGATAATCTCGCGTGCACCCACCGCGTAGACACGTTTTCCCAACCCCATAGCGTACCCTGCCTCCCAACACCGCCCCCCACCCTTATACATCGTGCCGTAGGGCAGCGTCATAAGCAGCACGGCGTCGGAGCGGCGCACGTCGTCTAGGTCCTTTTTGGCACTTCGTTCCTCAAAACCGGGGGGTTCTTCCTCCCACAGCCACCGAGACGTGACCTGGAAGCCGCAGGCTTCGAGTTTTGGCACCACGTGCTCTCGCACGTGGTCACGGGTGGAGTAAAGGGCAGCGATGTAGATTTTGATCACAAGTCACCCCCGGTTCCACCAATAACGAGTGCAAAGAGTAGCACCCACCCAAAGATTTCTACTTCAGTCACTACAACCTCCTGAGTTGCCTGAGTTGCGGTTATTTTAAGCGCCTCTGCATCCACTCGATAGCCACTGCCTGCCAGTCCGGCGCGGCTATCATCTGCGCCCACCCCAGAGCGTCGCGGTGATCTTTCAACCGCCAAGAGCGGTGGGTCATAAGCATGGGCCACACGGTAGTGTTCAGGAACTCGTTGTGAAAGTTCCCAAGCATCGCGTCTGGTTCATCAGGCTCTTGGCCGCGCAGCACGCCCTCGTAGGCCCCGAGAAGCAGCTTGACCTCTTTGTCAAAGGCGTCTACGTCATGCACCAGCGGCTGCGGCACCAGGCCCTGAGTGCTACTGTAGCGGTCATCCCACAGCTTGTCCCCCGATTTCCGCTGTGCCGGGGGTGGTCCACCTAATTTGAGTAGTTGCTCCTCGTAAATGTGGTAGTTGTTCGAGAACTGCGTGTAGGTGCCGACCCCCACGTCCAGCCGCGCGGCTAGGTATTCCTGCAGGGTGGAGAACTGGACGGCGTTGGCACCGTACGCCCCCCACACAATGTCGTTCGAGCGGCAGCACACCGTTATGTCAAGTACCGCGTCAACGATGTTGGTACCCTCGTCCCCTGCTTCTTGGACGGCACCAACCCCCCAGTTCGTGTTGCGGATACGCAGATACGCGTGGGTGTTACAGGGTCGCGTTTTCCACCCCCCGGTTAAGTCTTCGTGTGCCCACTCATTACCGTGGCAGTCGTCGTTAAACTGGTTTGCGCTCCACATCTGGATCACCGCCTGCCGTGAACCGGGGGTGTCAGAAAGCTGCTTAACCACCGCGTCCAGCTGGTCGAACCCAAAGGCGTGCCGCCACCGATACCCGTAGGCATCGTGGATATCGCCGTCCTCCTCCGCGAACCGCGCCCCAAAGTCCTTCACGAAGTTGTTGAGGAACGCGGCGTCGCGCCGGCCGGCCAGCATCCACAAGCTCTCTGCGATGTGGAAGAATGGGTTAGCGTCCCGCAGCGGCGAAAACATAACCCGCTCGCGGGGGTGGGCGTAGACCGTGGCCACAGGGCAAGGCGCCACTAGCGCGCGGCCGGCGCGGGTGTCCTCCCAGACCCCGTGGCGCTGCAGGTAGGCGATGCCCAGGGGGAGGGCTTCGTTGACGTTTCTTACGTTGATGGTGTGCATCAGTTCGGCCCTTCAATCAACATAAAGTGGGTTGGAATCACACTGACCTCGTTCCATTCGTCAGAGATCATGTTCCATTTGCAGGCCAGGAAGCCACCATATTCAGCTATCCCGGTGACTGGTTTGTCGTCCAGCGGCACGTCTCGGTCATCCTGCCAGTATCCCATCCCCACCCCGGCCTCGTTACAGTCCGTGTCTGCGAGTTCGGGGGCGCACAGCAGCAGGTTGCTGGCGTAGCGGTCTTTGAGTTCCGCGATGGGTTTCCACAGTGACTTCATAGACATAGCAGCTCCTCCAACAACAACCCCACCGCCAGGCGGTGGGCAGGTTCGTTGTACCACGAGTTCCACCCACCAGGGTGGGGCACGGTGATTCGAGTCACACCAGTCTCAGTTTGCCGGACCAAAGGCAGAAGTGGCGAACCAACTTTTATTTCCACTATTATCTCCCCCACCCGGGGCGAAATAAACTGGTCCGGCCCCCGGTACATAAAATACTTTCTAAAGTCTTGCCGGCTGACCCCACTAACCTCATGGAGCAAGGGCCACAGAGCCTCGGGGTCAGAGCCTAGGATGATCGGACGCATCAGAGGTTCAACAGCTCCTTCACTTTTGCTAGCGCGGCGTCGCGGTCCAGCCGATACACCGGCACGCCCTCCGCCTCCAGCCTCCAGCACCCGTTCTCGTGTGTCTTAGCACGGACGACAGTCTTCTTTGGATTCAGCTCTCTCACGTCGCCACGTGCCGCGCGCCGCGCCTGGATAGACGCCAAGCACGTCTCAATTGGCGTGGTGAGCAAGATGACGTGGACGTCCGCCGCCGCGTTTAGGTCGATGGCGCGGCGCGTATCGTCCGCGACCATGATACCTTCGTACAGGACGTTGGACTTTGCCGCCACGGCTAGGTTGACCGTCTCGTAAACGTCATTTACAGTCTTGAGCGTATCGCAACCCCCGCAGGGCGTTGCGTAGTGTCCAGGAACGACCAGGCAGGGTCGATCCTCCCTGGACAAAATGTAGTGGTGTGGCTGCTTGCGGCCCTCCACGAAGCAAGGCGTGTTGACCGCGTAGTGCAGCATCACCGCCCGCACCAGCGTGGACTTGCCGCTGCCACTCGTCCCTCGTATATTAATCGCGATCATTGTGCCCCCCTCAACAGTCCCAGTATAAGCTCCGGGGCGCCGTCGCTCTCGGTGCGGTGTACCTTGGCACCCAGGAAAGACAGCTTTGCGGCGTAGTTGCCGGCACGAGTGTGGTTACTGGAGATGTTCTTACGGGCGTTCTCTGCCCGGCCACGCTCTTCCAACAGCCCTTGTCCGGCTGCCGCCCTCCGTTCGTTAATCCGTTTGAAGCACAGGTCCAAGGGCGTTGTTAGGCGCACCAGGTGGAAATTACTCATACCAACTTGGCGGGCAAGTACCGGCCCTCTGGTATGGTTCATAGCAAATAGTCCCTCAAAGAGGACGTGGTGCCCAGCCGCGTGTTTCACCTGGGCAAGCTCAAAGGCTTCCTCCAGCACCTTAATCGTATCACACCCCCCGGTCGGCGCCTCGTAGGCCCCCACAACAAACACTGGTAAGGTCACCCCCGGTAGCCCCAATAGATAACCGAGGGGCGCCTTGCGGCCCGCAACGTAGGTGGTTTCCCGGTTGGAACCGGGGGTGTCGAAAACGCGTCGTACGGTGGTGGACTTGCCGGAGCCGGACGTGCCAGCTAGTTGTATGACTATGGGCATCGAGTTTATCCTCCTGATGCAACTATAGTCGCTCCGGCGCGGGGCGGAGTAAACCGTGCCAGCATAGCTGGTTTTAACTTTGCTGTGGGGACCACCCCAAGCACCAACTTTAGTGCTTGTTGTGAGTCCAACCCTAACAGTTTTTGTACCACCAGCACGCAAAAGTATACTGAACGGGTCTTCCCTGCCTCGCAAAGCACCAGAAGCCGCCTGTCCTGCCTACTCTTCAAGTAGGCTGTTGCCGCCTCCGCTGCCAGGTCTATGTGGTCCCCCAGCATCATTAAAGACCGGGGGGCGGAAACCTGCCAAACCCAGTCCAGGTCCATGTCACACATCTCCGGGTCGAGTTTCGGCCAGAAGTTGATAACTGCCCTGATACCCCACTCGCGGAAGGCATTAACTTTTGCTTCTCTGGACCAGGTGTATACCTGAGCACGTTGGTACAGTTTCTCTGATACTATGGTGTTAACCCCGGCTCGCTCACCCATGTGTCCACCGTATCGGTTCGGCCCAGTTTCCCGAGTCCCTTGTTGCGCAAAAGTCGTATACTTTATCGGACCAGTTGTAGCCGTGGTGGCGTAACGTTTTCGTGCAGTCCCACCGCGTCCCGTTCCACCCCGATATTTCCCCTAACGCTTCGGGCGGAAAAAGCGCGGCCCGTGACGCCCAAAGGGCTTTGCTGTCTAACGCCTCCTTACTCCACTTTGCTTCCACTTTATCGTACAGCAGTGGTTCCTGGTCTATCGTCCAACCAGGGTATTGGTGACAGTTTTCGAAGGCAGACTTATACTCACACAGCATCGCGGCCAAAATATATTCGTCTACTTTTGGTAAACTAGCCTGAACTGTGACCAATAGTTCTAGCGCCAGTTTACTGACAAGGGCGTTTCCTTCCTTGTCATCAATCAGAAGTGCCGCGGCATGCTCCGGGTACAAGTAGCAAAGCGCCCTCTTTGGTGACCATCCACCCACCGAGCGGATATCATAGAGTCTGGCCGGCACCCCCAAAAATCGCCGCAGACCTTCGATGAACCTTATCGCTATGTACCGGCCGAAGAACTTAATGTCGTCCACCGAGTCCCAGACCGTATCATAGTTCTCCTTGGTTTCCCCACCCTGCAACCGGGTTAACCTTTCAAAGTCCCTCTCTGCCCAGTCCAGGAAACTGACCAAGCACTCTGCCATCTTTTCAGGTGTCCGCACGCAGCGACGCTCGGTACGGGTTACCACCCCAGCCCAGTTTTCGCGCAACCAAGGCAACAGTACCCCCCGGTTAGCGGGGGCCGGGTGTGCCCTCCAGATGACTTGCGCCGAAGGGAGGCAGTACGTGGCAGCGTAGCACCCCAACATCCAAAGCTTCTGGTTTGTTGGTTGCCCGGCCATCATATAACCCACCATAGCCAAGTGGGGGCTTGGCTCCCCCACCTCTCCTTTCAGTTTGGTGAACTCGATGAACTTTTCTAGGTGCCAGGCCGGGGGGTGCTCCCCCAGGCCATCCGGCAGGGAGCTGTGGTCCCTACTCACCGTAGCCAAGCCTCTAGGTTGTCCAGTGCCACGGAATCATCTTGCTGGACCGGGGGGGACTTCATAAAAGCTGCTGAGGGGTCACGGATCGCACCCTCCAGCCCCCGGTCCATCGCCAGCTTCGCGCAGCGAACGGCGTCGATGACAATGCCAGCAGAGTTGGGCGAATCCCAAACCTCCAGTTTCAACTCGATGTTCAGCGGGGCGCCCCCGAAGCCGCGTCCCTCCAGCCGGATGTAAGCCCACTTGCGGTCACCTAGCCACTGAACGTAGTCGCTAGGACCAATGTGAACGTCCCCTGCCCCCATCCCTGGCGCCCCGGCCACGGACACTACGGCGTTGGTCTTGGAAAGCTTCTTGCTCTCCAGCCGCTCGCGCTCCAGCATGTTCAGAAAATCGCCGTTACCCCCGATGTTGAGCTGCATTGTCCGGTCCAGTGTCACCCCCCGGTCACGCATTAGCTGCGCCAGGACACGGTGCACGATCGTGGCACCCACCTGGCTCTTAATGTCGTCCCCGATGATGGGAAGGCCGGCAGCCTCGAAGCGTCCCCGCCAAGTCGGGTCCGAGGCCATAAATACCGGCATGCAGTTGACAAGAGCACACCCCGCCTCAATCGCGCAAGCTGCATAGTGGTGAGCTGCGGTCGTAGACCCCACCGGCAGATAGTTCACCACTACGTCTGCCCCCGCCGCGCGGAGGGCACGGGTCACGTCTACGGCCGGCTCGGGGGCCTCGGTGACCCACCCCCGAAGATAGCGCCCTAGACCGTCTAGCGTCGGCCCGCGGGCGACGATAACCCCGGTCGGCCCCACATCTGCAAAGCGGTATGTGTCGTTTATCGGTGCCCACATGGCCTTGGCCAAGTCTGCACCAACTTTCCCCTCGACCACGTCAAAGGCTGCTACGACCTCGATGTCGCAGACGCGATAGCCTCCGATGTCCGCGTGCACCAGGCCAGTGGCCTCTTGGTTCCCGGAATAGTGCCGGATACCCTGGAGCAGAGAATTAGCGCAGTTGCCCACTCCCACGATTGCTACTCTTACGGTCATGTCGTCATCCCTCCTGGTGGATGAAAAACAAAAAGGGAAGCTGCCCGGCGGCAACTTCCCTATTATCTTCGCTTCGGTAAGGGGCGGAAGCTAGGCTTTAGTTTACGGTCACATACCCTTTCGCGACATCCCATTTCAGGTTGCTCAGCGCGCGAGCCTTATCGCCGGACTTTTCGAAGTAGACGCCAACCGGCATCCCAGTCTCGTAGAGGGAGAACAACTCGTGACCGCGGCTGCCCTCTCTCTTGGGGTTGGCTTCGGCCAACACGGTGATGGTGTGGTCTTCGGTGATGCTGCTGCGCCGACCGCGGGTACCAGGCTCCTTGGCCGCCTTCGGCTCTTTGGGTGCTTTGGCCGCCTTCGGCTCCTTGGCCGCCTTCGGCTCTTTGGGTGCTTTGGCCGCCTTCGGCTCTTTGGCCTTCTTTTGCTTCTTCACAGGCTTTTCAAGCGTCTCTTCGATGAACTCTTCCACTCTTGCTGCTCCTTCTGTTGCTCTCTGTTGGTCCACCAGCACCTGCTGGCGGAGTGCTTCGGCGTTAACGGGGTCCGCCAAGAGGCGGGCACGGCCGGGGGGCACTTCGGTCGCGTCGTCACCCATCCGCTTCACGATGGCCTTGATGGATTGATCCTTGAACCCATCCCTCCGCGCCTTCAAGCTGCTCGCCAGCGCCTCGCACCGCTTAACCGCTGACACCTTGTCGGCGAAGCGCGTGACGGGGCGGTAGCCTTCGAGGCCAGCGTCCACCGCCTTGGCAACGAGGTCGTTGTACGCAAGGATGAGTTGGGAGCCGTTGAGTATGTTGAAATCTTGGGTGTTCATGGTGCCCTCCTAAGGCAGGTTTTCCGCGTCTGAGGCGGCTGGAGCCGTCCCCCCGTAAAGGGGAGGGGGCGGCTCGGGTCGCGTCAGCCCACTTGCTCGTAAGAGCCCGAGATTTTCTTCGTCTGCGACGAAAGAAGACGCCATCCAGGCTTCATCTCCTTAGCTATTTCTTCAGCCGATGCCCCCGTCCAAGCCTCAACCTCAACCTCGTCAAAGATAGGGCGAGAGGGGGTAGCACGGCCGAAGCAAACTTTCCATTTCGGGGTCATCGCTAGGTCCTCCTGAGACCGGTCAGGGCCGCGCCCCAACGATCAACAATCTAGCTGGGCTCATGAAAGAAGTAAAGCCCAAAATCAACGAAAGTGAAAATTATTTTGGGGGCTACCCGGTAGGGTCGGGGGTTCTCAGGCCCCCCGCCCCTTTACGACGCCGGTACGCCGTCTGCAGCCGCGGGAATGGGGAAGCGCGGCCGTAGCTCTATTTCGCTGGGTACATGTGTTTGTACCGTCTTTGGTAGAACTTGTGGTAGTGAGTCTGACAGATGCCCTTCGCCCGCACAGGGGCGTCACAACCAGGTATGCTGCAAGTCCTGCCCGCTGCGTGCTGTTGAGTTAGATGGAGTCTGCCCTTCTGTCTCATCCGCTGGTAGTGGGCGCAGCACAGGCCCTTTGCGAGGACGGGGGCGGTGCAGTCGGGGGCGGTGCAGGTAATGGTTTGGGTTTCCAACTTCGATTCTCACCCTCACCAGAACGAACCCGCTCCAGTTTGTCCCACTCACACAGATTGTGTTCTAGGTCAAACATGTTAAGGTCTGGGGTTTGTCTGTGTAATAAAGACAAAAAAGCTAAGGCTTTTGGTTGCAGTACCATGTCCTCTTTTGACATACTGAAACCCAGTTCGGTTGAACTGCCGTCTGTCCTCTCAGTCCAGTGCTTAGGTGTGTACAGACCCAACAACCTGGCACAGGCCCTAGTCGCCCCCTTCCCTAGTATGCACCAACTACCCTCATCATCAAACGACCCCAAAATCCAACGAAGGTCCTGCATTGTCTGGTAGGCAACAAATGCCCCTGACCCTACTGTTCCGCGTATAACCTGGCAGGTCAACTCCGCTTTACGTCGCGGTTCAAACACTTTGGCCCGACGTGAAGCCAAAGCTACCATGCTGGCAATAGTTTTGAGATTGAACAAACCACCTTTCACGCTGATCTTATAAGCAGTAGCGTTTATAACCGGGGGTGGTCCCGAAAAGATTACTTGTGCCTCGTCCCCAGACCCCGAGACAAACACCCCCCGGTCCCGCAGCGCCTCCAACGTACTCACCCGGTTATACAGCCGGAACCCCAACGCCGCCCCCAGCCTCTGTCCTTCCGGCAGCGCCAAGATTATCGCCTTCGCCTCCCGTGACGTACGGTCATCGTCCCGCAGCACGCAGCAGAACTTCTTGGACCGCAGCACCGGGTCGTCCGTCCAGGGGAACGGCGCCCCCGCCTCGCGGCGCTGCTGGATTAGTTTGCGCTCGCGGACGTAGGCTAGGAAAGATTCAAGCTGCTCTGGAATGATATTTGGCACGTGGTCGTCCCTCCCCTAACCTAACCCGCTCGTGTTTGTCCCACTCACAAAGCACATTTTGCATGTCCTGCCCGTGCAACTGCTCGTGGTCCCACTCATGATTAAACCATTCCCGCAGCCGCTCGTTCTCCATCCTCCATTCGTCCTCCCTCCACGGGTTGTCCTTTGGCACCCCCAATACCCGGTTCAACCCCCGCCGCGAGCCCGGCCCACTAGCCGCGAACGTCCACCAGTCACTTGCCCCCTGCAACGGTTCCACGTACTTGAGGTCGGCAACCACCTGAGCCGCCATAAACGACCCTAGCCCGTGCCACTGCCCCAGCAGCATATGGCAGGAGTTTAGTGTATCACCAGCTTTCGGCCGCAGTTGCTCGCGCTTCTCCCACATTGGGCCGAACACGCTATCTGCTTGGTAGCGTGCCTTGTCACCCCCGGTTCGAGGACTTTCAGCACGTATCAGATAGGCTCCGGTCCACCGCTTAAGACCCTCGGTCTTCCTTTTGTCCATGACACCGAGGAAATTCCCCCTGTTCCACGGCACCGGGTACCCGATTTCGTCGAGCGTATCCGGCCAATTCACGAACCGCGCCACCACCATCGCGAACCAAAGGTCGGGGTCAGTGGAGTGCGGACCACGCCAGTGGTCTGCAATCCACCGGGTGACGGTGTCATTTTCTCTATAGACGTTGCAGAATCTGTAAGTCTGTAGGATGGGGTCAGTGGTCCACACGTCCATTGCTGGAGTCCCCAGGGAACCCAGCAAGTTGATGGGTTTCCCCATCTTTTTGCGCAAATAAATCGCGTGCCGTTCCCGCGCGAACGCAAGCAGCCGCTCGCGCGGGTCCGCGATCGCGGCGAGCGAACCGGGGGGTGCACAACCTCCGGTCCCGCAGCGTCTGTCAATTTTCAACATCACCCCCGCTCCTCCGCCTTAGCCTTCCGCCGCTCCGCCTGCAACGAGGGTAGCCGGTCCAGCGCCCCCTGCAGGTGAGTGTCGTTGTGCACCTGAGCAGCCACCTTTGCCGCTTGCAGGATGCCCTCGAACACGTCGTGCTCTTCGTTGTTTCGGTACTCCTTGTCCCAGTTTAAGTGGTGCTGTAGCTTATCCCTCAGATCATCGAGGCTCTCCGCCTTGTCGTCGCCCTCCAACTCACCCTCGATGTCTTCCCGCAGATTTTTGTAGCGTCTCCAGGAGTTCCAAACGGCGTCGTTGGCTGCCAGCAATGCCGCGTCCCTCATGGACAGGTATTTAAACCTCACCTTCTCCAGACGCTCGGGTGTGGCCGCCCGCACCTTCTCCTTGGCGGCGACTTCCGCCTGTGCCTGCGCCCTGGCTTCCTCCTCCGAGGGGTGCAGCATATTCTCGTAGTGGATTGACCCTGAACCTACCCCGGTTTCCCGGCACATGTAACTCACCGGGTGGTCGTCACGATCAGCGGTGTCAATCCGCACGCTGCCGATGGTCAGCCGCTCAACGACCACCTCAAAGGTGAAGTCCTTCAACGACGGCACACCCCGCTGCTGCCAGTGTCCACGACAGCGTTGACAGTCCGCCTCCAACTCACTCCCCCCCGGTGTGGTGACTTTCCACGTCCCGGTGTTGAGGCAGTCGGGGCAGGGCAACGTCATCTCTTTTTGGAAGACGCGACCACGCCAGACAACGTCACCGATCTTGTACTTGGGTACTGGTAAAGTCATTTGAACCTCCTGAGTTCGTGCAGGTTAGAGTATCGCGCGGGGGTGGGGCGGAATCAACCCCCCGGTTAACCGAGGGTTAAACCCACGGACACACCTCCGCCCTAGTCCCCTCCACCACCGTCAACCGTTCACGCGCCCGCGTTACAGCCACGTACCACACCCGCCGTTCGTCGTCCCCTCCCTCCGATTCCATCTCATCGTACGTCCGCCGCGCCATCTCGCGAAACAGCACAACATGCTCCGCCTCGCCCCCCTTAGCCGCGTGTATCGTGGAGAGGCGAACCCGCGCCCGACCCAGCAGGTGTTCGCCTCTTTGCCGCGCCGCCACGATGTAGGCCACGTCCTCTGGCGGCAACTTGTCCAGCGCCTCGTGCCAGATGGCCTGGGTGAGCAAGCCGTGCTTCTGGGTCAGCTCCCCTAAAGTCAGGTCATGGTCGCCTGGCACCCCCGGCAGCTCACGGTGAGCCCGCTCCACCCCCCGGCCGGGGCTCATCAGCGCGTAGATGGAGCGCACCCTGTCTGCCTCTACGCTCTTGCCCGCCCGCAGATGCTCCCAAGCCACCACCGTTTCAACCGTGGCCCGGTTCAGCGACGGCCGGTCCCGCCACTCGTAAAGCACGCCCATGCGCCGCAGCTCCGGCTCGACCTGCTCCCGCAGGATGTAGGTGTTGCGGGCCAAGATGAGGGTGGGTTGCACGTCGCCGGCCCACTTACCCCCCAGGTCTACGTCCCCCAGGTGCTCTGCGTTGCTAACACCCCCGGCCGCGGCGCGCGGTGCCCACTTCTTTGGCCGTCTGCGGTGAACGGGGGTGATAACACTGTCGGCCAGCGCCTGCACGGCGGCAGGTACGCGGTAGCTTTGACCCAACACCTGTGAGTCACCAGGGAGGTTGACGAACGTGTCCACGTCAGCGCCGGCCCAACGGTACACGGCCTGGTCATCGTCGCCGGCTACGGCGAAGCTCTTGACGGTGGAGGCTAGGTGGCGGACCATCCGCCACTGCAGGGGGCTCAGGTCTTGGGTTTCATCTACGATCAAACTATCAAGGTCCACCGTCAGGTTTGAACGCAGAAACTCAGCGATCATGTCGGTGAAGTCCAGCAGAGCGTGCCGGGTTTTAAATGCTTTTAAGGCATTTAAAACCCGGCATACTTCGTTCCAGTCCAGCCCATCGTCCCCCCATTCATCGTATTGCTGCCGCAGGGGCACACACCGGATGCGTGCCAGGTTCTCCAGAAACAAGATGCGGTCGCCGATCTCGAAGCCGGCCAGCGTGCCGTCCTCACTGGATGTCTTGCCGCTAACCCGGATGCGCGCCCAGTCCGCAAAGGCCCACACCTTCCGGCCCTCGAACACGTCCTTGCTGGAGAGGCCCAACGCGCGAAAGGCTAGGGAGTGCAGCGTGCGGAAGTGGGGCAGTTGCCGGGGGGTTAAATTGAACTTGGTGGAGGCGCGGGTGACGGCTTCCTCCGCCGCGCGGCGGGTAAAGCTGAAGTAGCCTATGCGGTCGGGGGGCGTGCCTGCGTGGAGTTCGGTGTCCACGCGGTCTAGGAGGGTTGTGGTTTTTCCCGTACCGGGGGGGCCAAGGTAGATGGTGGGGGTCATGATTGACCTACCCAATAGCGCCAAGAGTAAGCTAATAGTGGCCACCAGATCATCAGACTTATTGTAACGATGAAGATTGCCATCACTATAGTCGCGATTGGCCTTGCCATGTGTTTCATAACCCCACCCCCTGCGGCGGGTACTGCCAGCGCCAGGGGGCACGGCAGACGTGCCACACACTCGTGGAACGAAAAAGATCACCCTCACCCTTGTCTATTTTGTCGGCTACTAATAGAACCGTCTCGTAGGGTACCCTCAATTTCCGGCTCAAGTCCAAGAACGGGTAACTGTGACTCAGATCACTAAGGTCAAAGTCCATCTCACCCTCCTACCTTCTTCTTGCACTCAGGACAACGGTGCACCCACTCACCGTCCACCCGAAATGTGATCCAACCCTCTTCCTTCGCCTCATCCCACGTCTCCTTGAACGACATGGTTTCATCCCCGCCGTAGCTCCAGGTGCACCCCGGCGCATCGCAGTCGAACTGGTGAACTAGTCCGTCACGTTGGTGAGCCATTGCACACTCCCAAACCTTGCGCTCGTTCTAGTACGGAGGGCACCCCCGGTAGAGTGGCGGCCCGCAAACACGCGGCTCGCGTGCTCAGCACACCAAGATGTGCCAAAGAGCACGCGAGCCCCGCAGAACTCGGTGTAGCGATGGTTGACCGGCCCGTCGATCCAGCGGCATTGGCCGGGGGTGGCCTCAAAGATGGTGACAGCACCGGGACGAGGCTCCCAGACCGGCTCCGGGGGTGGCTCTGACTGTATCTTCGGGGGCCGGGGCTTCGAGGGTTTACGCTCCTTCCCAGACCTAGACTTTCGCACATAAGGCTTAGGCGGGGGTGCAACTCGCCCGTTCTCCCAACCAGGCAGGTTCCGCAAGGTAACACCGCGACGGCGCGCCTGACCAATAACCGCGTTGCGGGTCTTACCCACCGCGTTGGCAATTTCCTGTGCCAACGCCCCCGAGGCGGCCATGCGGCGAAGGGTGTTTAAGTCAGCGTCACTCCAGGGTGGTCTCATATTAACTCCTCCTCTCCCACCGGCCCATCCAACTTCCCCTCACCAATTATCAGTTCCCCCGGAACTCTCCACAGGTTTCGGAACTGCCCCTTCTTGATTGTTTTTTGAACGCTACCACCCCCCAACTTTTTCACCCTACGCGTCACGTCATTTCGGGTAAAATCTTTCACCTTCTCGCGCTCCAGGAACGACATGAACCTTGCCAACTCGAAGTAATAGGCACCCCTCTCCCCCCATAGCCCCTCAGTATCTTCCCAAGGTCTGCCCCCCAGCAAATCCTCGGGCCGGTCGGCCCGCGTGCGGTTCGTGAGATGGCGGGTCAACAGCTCCAAAAAGTGGCCGTCTGGACCAATATCTTTTGGTGCCTCTATCTCTGTCACGTTTGCAACTGCCGCACGTAAAACTGTGCTCCAGTCCGCAGCCTTCATCGGTGCGTACTCTTTTGACCCTTGTTCTAAACACACGTCACAAAAACGACGGTAGTCCCTCAACTGCTGGGTGTTTAGCTCAATGTGGTACCCGTCTACGTCTACAAACCATAACACCGGCTCGCTCTTTAGTTTAGTGAGGCTTTGTATTTGTGGGAAATAACCGCTGTCCCCAACCCCAAACTCTCGTGTTCGACAAACCCCAGAGTTGCAGTGACTGACCATGGGTTCAGCCTTGCAGGTATACCAATAGTCTTTCTTCTCCAAACTCTTTATGACCGTTACCAAACCGTCTGCCGTCCCCGGAGGGTCCAAAAACTTGGTATTAGCTTCCTCCAACTTCCCTTTCCAATCCTCGGGGTATGCCCGCTTGTAATAGATACCCATCATCAACAGAGCGTTGGACTGACCCCCCCGTGGGACTCCGGAAACTGCAAGGTGCTGAAGGCACGGGGGGCCGTCACCAAAGGGGTGCCCGTGACCGTTCATAGAGTTTGTCTTAACACTCTTACGTTTGATCTTTATCTCACCGGTAGTCGTGCGCGCGCCTTCGGCAACCCGCAAGAACTCCCCTAACGTCATTTCACCCCCGGACCGCTTGAGGCCGGCCTGCTCACAAAGCTTCCCATCAAACGTAGTGCCCAAGTAGGGCATACACATCCAGTTTGGCTGGTCTCCTCGATCAATCATCAAATTTGTCTGCTTAGGGAATATCTCCGCCCCAGCCTGACCTATGGATGCAGCCATGTCTCGCAATGTAGTCTGCACTTGCCGGGCTGGTTCTGGGACATTCAAGAATAGAAACAAGTGTAACCCCCCTGACTTAGAACGAACCGGGACGAGGGGGTATTTCAAAGCTTCTAGTTTGGAGATCACCTCTACCGGTACCACATCGTAATCGTCTATGTCAATTGACCCCCAGGAGCATGAGGCATCCGACCGGATAGGGGCTACCCCGAGGGGCCGCTCCCCCGAAAGGTGCAGACCCCAGTGCTGCACCGTCACCGCATCCTTGATTGTTTTGGCGGTGGATTTTATGGTCCACTTTCCCTTGTCCTCATCCCGCTCTGGGCACCCATGGGTGCCGTGATAATCATCGTTGCCGGCAAACAGCGCCATCAGGCGCTGCGCTTCCTCTCGGGATGCCATGGGTCACAGCAGAGCACGAGCACGTTCCAGGGCGGCGGCGTAGGTTTCGGGTTCAGGGACAGCCACCTCTAACTCTATCTCACCCAGTTTTTCAGCTTCTTTCGAACTCAGCAAACCATACAATCGCCCGTACGAGTGGTGTTCACCCGTTTTAAAAACTTTACTGTACCGGGCGAATAGGTAGTCAGTGTGGTCTGCCCAACAATACTCTGTACCCCCCGGTTGTCCCTCCAACCACACCACCAGCCCCCTCAAAACCTCATTTGCTGTTGTCGGGGGCAGCGTAACCGGAGGTGACTTTATCTTACCCCACTTAGAGGAGTCGTGCAGCATCTAACTATTCCTTGATTGAGAGAGTGGGATGGCTCCCTACGACCTGGGAGTTACCCCCCGCAGCTGGGCCAGGAGGAAATGGGTCGGGGAACCCATCCTGCCAGGGGAGTCGCCCCCCACGTTGCACCCGCCACGAGGACCAAGATGAAACTATGCTAGGGCGTCGGTGTTGGCAGCGGCCGGGGCCTGCCCAGCACTTTCCTGCTGCGGCGCCTCCGCTCGCTTCTCGCCCTTAGCGAACTGCTCATGCAACTTGCGCCCAGCCAGGTACTGGTCGCGGGTACACCACGGTCCTTCCTCGGTAGTGAGAGAGAACCACTTGCCCAGCTTGTTGGCCCGTGGCTCGGTGCTCAACACATAGAGGCGCGCAAACGAGTCCCAGGGCTCGCCCTTCTTCGGCCCCTCCTGAATGATCTGCCTGCCAATTTGAGTCATCCAGGCCCGTGACACACCGTGACCGGTGGACGACAAGGGTATGAGATAGGGCATGACCCGCCCGCTGGGGTGCCAGACCAGCACCGCGTGGTTACGTGTTTCCACCAGGTCGTGGACCTCGTTCCCACGCCGCACCGTCCAGTGGTTCTTGTCCTCGGGGTCCTGTTCGGCGCCCGCCACGTCTCTCGCAGCCTCCTCGGGGTGGCGGCCGATGAAGCCTTGGCCCCCGCCCCCGCCCTCCTGCCGCGGCAGCCACTCACCCACGTCCTTGTAGAAATAGCACGGCTGCACCAGCACGCCATCGGCCGGCTTGATAATCTCCAGCCCCGCAGGGGCGCCGCGCAACCAGATATCCCCCGGTTCCGCGCCATCGATATAGGCGTTGTCACGCCGGTCCACCTGTGGTGACGAGTAGTGCAGCACATATATCAACGGGACGAGGTTGTCGTCCGCTGCCGTGGATACGCCGCGGCCACCCTGTTCGCCCGCGAACTCCATGAGTTCGGTCGGGGGCGCGGCACTGGCCTGAACGGTGGGCAGCGTGTTGCCTGCCGCCTCTTTAGCGCGTTCGCTGATGGACTTTTCTGCTTTAGCCATTGTTCTCACTCCTGTTGAGACTGGTCTGTTAAAGGGTTTTACGACTTCCCCACCTTCACGTCCACCACCGACGCGACCCGCCCGCCGATGGCCTCCAGTTGACCGGGGGTGAGGTCGCCCAGCTTTTTGGTGTACCGCTCCCTAAGCCACGCCGTAAGGGTGTTCCATTGAACGGCCAGCGCGACAACGTAAGGTATCTTCGCCTTATCCAGCCACGCCATGATCTTACGCGCCGTCTTAATGTCGCCGCGCGGCAGCTCGATGGTAATGGTGGACTTCACCAGGTGTTCGGCACCGAGTTCGTCCAGAGTGCTGAACCCCCGGTCGCGCGCCTCCGGTTCCCAGTCTGCCGCGATGTTGGCCTTGTAGTAGGGTTTAAGCTCCGCGTCCAAGCTAGGCAGATTCCCCTGGGCCTTCAGACCGTGTGTGCGCATGCCCGCCGCAGAGAACATCTCGGGCAGCTCGGTGAACGTCAGCTCGTTCAGCTCCTTGTTGGCCGCGGTCAGCTTCTCGGTGTAGTCGGCAACCTGCAGCTTCAGGTCGCGTACGCGGGCCAGCTTGGTGTTGAGTTTTTCCAACCGGTCGGCCGGGGTGACCGGAGGGGACTCGTTCGCGGCGGCTAGTAGGTCGGCTGAAGGTTGTTCCAATGTTGTCCCTCCTGAGACGTTAGTATCGGCCGGGGGTGCACGAGCCACGCAGTGCGGTCACGCACCCTTCCCCACGCATTGGACCTGGGTTGATGGTTGGCGGGTGACCCCCGGCCGACAACCTAATAGTTACCCGGCCGCGGGGCGGAAGCTAGCGTTTATTTTTTCGCTTTACGCTACCCCCGTTTCGGGCTAACCTCTTTCCCCTATTCTCATGTGGCCTCGACACTGGACAGGTTCCAAAGGTCTTGCCCCACTGCCACCTGCTCATAATGAGTAAATTGGTTAATCGCAACGAAATTGGTGGCTAATAGCCCCTAACCCCCTGAAATCTAAACGAAATATTGGTATATTGGTCCCCTCGCGGGGGCGTGCCCGCTCGCGCGCTCGTTACGCGTCATGCCGGCGCGATCCTAGGGGCGCGCGCGGGGGAAAAACAATTACCAATGTTTCTCTCACATACGGGCGTAAAGGCGCAGCATTTTCAGTGGGTTATCGGATAATTGGAAGTATATTGGTTTTCGAGGGTAGCAATAGGTTCTATGTGACCCCCCGGCACCCCCCGGCCTTCGGTCTATCGCTAGGAGGGGCCGCGGCGCGCCGGAAACGGGGGCTACGTACGTTCGTAGAGAAAAGCCTTACGCGGGGGCGGGCGGGGGCTCGGGCCGTTCCCTGGCCTTCCTAGGCGCGGCATAACCGGGGGTTTACTCCGCCCCGAAAGGGGGCGACCCTAGAGGGGTCCAAACTCAGGAGGTCAAAATGTCAGTGTTCAAAATATACTACTATCAGAGCACCCCCGGTGTCCCTCACGTTTACTGCCGCCTCTATGTGGCCCCCACCGCCGACCACACCTATGCGGGGTGCGGGAATTTCACTGTGAGAGCGGGGGAGGAGTTCGAGGGGCTGCGGCAGGCTATGTCGGGGGAGGAGTTCGAGGGGCTGCGGCAGGCTATGTCGGGGGTTGAGTTCGAGGACGTTACAGGGAAGTATAACATCAGAAAGGGTTCACATGGAATGGTTGTGGTGCTTTCTGTTTCACCGCAAGCACTGGGTGGCACATTTAACCAGGCGTGCACACCCCATCTACGTGTGCGATAAGTGTGGGAACGCCTTCGTACGAGGCTCGGAGAAGTGACTTACACCCCCCGCCTAACCCCCCGCGCCCACCAGATCGAAGCCGCGCGGCGCCTTACCTTGCGCCCCCGAGGTTTCGACGATGTATTCGCCAACTTCATGGAGATGGGGACCGGCAAGACCAAGGTCCAACTCGATGAGTGGGGCGCCCGCGCCGTAGCAGGTGAGGTACCAGACCTGCTGGTCATCGCCCCCGCAGGCTCTTACCGTAACTGGTATCGCGACAAGGGCACCCCCGGCCAGCTCGGTTATACCCCCAGTGAGCTGCTGAAACACCTGGACCCGGAGCTGTATGCTAAAACCCGTGTCTGTGCTTGGGTCAGCGGCAGCGGGGTCACCGCCCAGCGTGCAATGGGTGACTTCCTGGGAAAGACGGACCGCCCCCGCGCCTTCTTCGTCAACATCGAGGCTTTGTCCACGGTGGACAAGGCCCGGCAGGCCGTGCTGGGTTTCCTCGGTGCCGGTCGAGCAATGATGGTTATTGACGAGAGCACACGGATACGTAATCCGGACTCAAAGCGAACAGATTGGTTGGTGAGGGCAGGTCGGGGGGAGTTCGGGCGGGCCGCAGCGGCCCGGCGCATAATGACGGGGTTGCCCACCCCCCGAGCGCCCACTGACCTGTTTGCTCAAATGGAATTTTTGGATTGGAGGATTTTAGGTCACCGCTCCTATTTCACTTTCCGCCAACGCTACGCTGTCATGGAGCAGATCAGAACCGGGGGGTTGAAAAAACTAAAGAGTGGTAAGACCGTGCCTGCAACGGCGTGGGTGGACGTAGCCTACCGCAACCAGGATGAGTTGGCAGCCCGCATCGCTCCCCACAGCTACCGTGTACTCAAGAGTGAGTGCCTGGATTTGCCCCCGAAGCTGTACATGACCCCCCGCGAGGTGGAGATGACGGATGAGCAGGCGAAGGCTTACCGCGAGA